GTCAATGTCATTTGTAATCAATGCTGACTGATTATAATAATCTTGTGGGTTAATGTAGGCTGGCATTGCTACCACTACGTTTTGTAGGTTTTCATTGCCTTTAACTGGAACCAATACGTTGTCATCATCTGATGCCAAAGCCTGACGTCCAGCATCATCGAATGCTGATTCGCTAAACAAGTACTTACGGGAGAAGCGTTTTCTGTGGTTCATCATTTGGGTACGAGTTTCATTTAATTCGTACTGCAATGGCTCAATTGCTTCTAGTTCGCCCATTGGATAAAAGAATCCAGGGATTTCATAGTTACGCAACATGATGTAAGGGTGACCAAACACATATGGCATCTTGGTTGGTTTAACTAAGAACTTGTCACCAGTATCTGAGAAGATGCACATTTCACCAGTATCAATATTATAATATTCAAATATATTACACATTGCTTCATCGGCATCAACTGTTGTGTCATAGTTTCCAGTTGCTATATAATCACCATAAGCTTGTGAAACTGCAGGTCCTATATCTTTTCTTGCTGAATAATCATATCGTTCATCATTCTTAACATCTTTTATTGTGCGGCGACTTCTTTGTGCAACCCAACGCAAGTCATTCATATCTGTTGCATAAGGGTCAACAAACATGTTAAATGGGTCAACGCGCTCTAAGAATGGACGGTCTTCTCTAATAACAAATGTTGATTCAACATCGCCTGTAACTCCAGGCCCATCTGCAGCTTCATCAGCGGTATCTTGAATATCATCAAGCTTTTTTTCTTCAACAAAGCGATAACCAGTTTTAACCCAACCATGACCAATAATCAAATAATCTTTAACTGCTCTTTGGAACTCTGGCTGGCAACCATAATGCTGCCACCAATAGTTAATAATTGATTCAGTCACTACAGCTTTATCACCATCTTCTGGTTTGCGCGGATTAACCATAATCTTTGGACGACCAATAGAAACAGCAGGTGCTAAAGTATTAATAGTTGAGAATGCAATATTAACAAGTAATCTATCACCAGTAGCTACACCGCGATACTGTCTACCGCGATACAAGTTAATTAATCTTTGCCACAATTGACCATAACTTTCTTGCGCTAATTTCTTTTGAGCAAGATTAACTTTACCTCTATATTGACTTAACTTATCTGAGTTACTCTGACGTGCCATTACTTCTTTAACCCTTCTCCGATTGCAGCTAATCTGCAGTAACCATTTGGCTCTGCCTTTTCAACAATGATGTGGCAACCTTTCATTTTTGGACACCAGAAAGCACAGTTAGAGCATTTAACTCCCATAGATTTCATTTCATTTTGTGCAGCTGGAACATATCCAACCCAAATACCATTGCCATCATTATCAGCAAGTTTGCCATATTCTTCAACTATATCAAAGAAAGATTCAACGTAATCAGCTTCTGCTGGGGCAAGTTTAATAATAGGATTAGTTACACCTTCAGGCAAACCTTCCATCTCTTCATCTTTTTCTTCTTCAGTCTTGCCAATCATAATAGCAATCTTGAAGGCTTCCCCCATTGGGGTTTGTGAATATTTCATTATGCCTCTAGTTCTCTTCGTTTAATTTCTTCAACTTCTGCTTCAGTATATACAAAATTGTTTTGTTCACATACATGTTCTTTTGAAGAGACAAATGCACCACAGTCAACGCACCTATACAAAGGTCCATTAGCCGTATACAAAACAAATTGACGCATTACTTAGCGCTCGAGTATAATCCAACTGATACGCTAAATTCGCCTATTGCAGCAACGTTTGATGGACTAGCAAAATAAACACCAAATTCCGATAGACCAGCAATGCTGCCTCTAAAGTTATGTCCATAATATGATGGCGTTGAACCAGTCACGCTATCTACTACAGTTACTAGTGAGTTATCTTCTGCATCATTAAGTGACCATAGTCCTGGTGATGTAGAGCTAATTCCTGCTCCACCATAGAATGATATCGTTCCAATCCAACCTGTTGGTGCTTCTAAAGTTACAACTATTGTGTCATAACCAGCAACATTGATTGGATTCCATATATCACCAGAAGGTGTTGCAATAGTATTATTGTATGAAAATTCTACTTGCTTAAACATTATCTACCTCTTCTTAATTGTTGACGTTTTGGAATTTTTCTTTCAACTTTACCATACTTTGAATCAGTTGCTTGACGAGCTTTATTAGCTTTTGCATCTTTTGCTTTAGCAGCTACTGTCGCACCCATTTTTACTGCGCCTTTACCCACATATGTCATTGGGTCAAGTGCTTGTCTACCTGCCATTGAGCGAGCAGATGTTTTACTGCCGCCCAACATACTTCCAATTTTAGAAGCTACTTTTCCTGCGCCTTTAACTACAGCTTTTGCAGAATCGTATGGTGCAGATGCAACATCACCAACAGTTATATTAGCAACTTTGCCTGCAACCTTTTCTGCGCCTTTAGCAACTGCTCCAGCGCCTTTAACGGCACCTTTGCCTACTGCAGCTACAAACTCTGCTTGTTGTTTAACGCTATTACCAGTAGCTTTAAGAACATCTTTGCCTTCGCCTACGATGCCTTTGTCTTTTGGTTTAGCAGCTGATGTTTGTTTTACTGCTTTACCATTTGCAGCACCTTGAGCTGCATTAAATGCTTGTGCCATTGTTGGCTTTGCTGAAGATTTTTTACTTGCCATTTTTGTTTCTCTCTTTCACTAATTCTGATAGTTTTTTCTTTTTTGCTGTAGTTAATCTTTTTTCTGCTTTTGTTAATTCTTTTTTAGCGGCTTTAACAACTGGTACTTCTATTTTCTTATATTTAGTAGGTTTGCTAACCTTCATCTTCTTTGGAGATTGTATTTTAGCTTTCATTAATCTTCTTTCTTCTTGTTTTTGCCATATGCCACGAAATATGGCCATCTAACTTGTCGTCTACTTTATCCACCTTACTAGCAACCATCTTTAATAATTCTCTAGCTTCAGCATGTTGACTAGTGTTTTCTTTTCTAAGGCTTTGAACTACAACAACTAATGGTCCACCAATAACAGCCACCACTACCGGCACTAACCATTCCATTAGATTAGTTCCTTACGAGCTGGAATCTTCTCTATTTCGCCGGCTTTAAATCTTGGGGACTCTTCCATAGCTCGTTGTTGCTCTCTTTCAGTTGGCCCATGAAACGCTTCTTGCCCATGAGTAAACCCCAATCGCACACCTTTAACATGACACTTGAAGCAAAGCTGCCTCTTCAGGTCATTTTCTGAGTCAATTGGTCTTTCGCAAGTTGAACACTTCATACAATCTCCTATTATACTGTATTTTTCTTTACATGTCTAATAACTATTAAACTCGCCAATCCAATCACGCTCACGAGTCTTAATTGGCTTAGGAACTTTACTGGCAAAATAGTTTAGCGTTCCCCATGGAGCATCAGTCTTAGGACTATACTCTGGAAGCCAAACGTACTTAAGCATCTGGTTAGCAATAGCCAAAGACATTACACGGTCGTCGTGCGGGGAACCATGAGTAGAACCATTATCATCTCGAACAAAGGTTTTAAGTTCGGCTATTGTATATTCGCACTTAAGGTCTAAAGCACCATCTCTTAGATTAGCATTCAATTCGTCTATAGCTAAAGGCTTTGACAAGGTTGTTGTGCGCCAACCCAGTTTTTCAGTAGGTTCAGCGTTTCTAATGTTTAATTGACGCTGTCTATAAATATTAATATAATTAGCTTTATTTAAAGATGTTAAAGTTGTTAAACCATGGTTATTAGATTCAACACCTATTAAAGCTTCATTATAAAAGAAACCTAAAGAAAATAGGACTTCTTCGCCAAACTTGTCTGGGTCTACGTGTCCATGCCAATGGGCTACTACAAGACCAGACTTGGCATCAATAACATGAGCGGCAGAATAGTCACCCCTAGCCAATCCTTCGGCCACGTCAGCTCCAATAACATACCTAGCTCCGGCCTGTGGTAAGGCCCATACGGAGAGTGGTCCACCGGAGGACTCAAACATAAAAGAGTTTCGAACATCAGAGAGTTTTTTATTAAAACCTTTCTTAGGAGTTTCAGTTATAAATTTCATTAGAGCATCAATATCAAATACTGGACGACCCGAACGAATAAAGGCTTCCTCAGGATTTGATGGGTACTCTTGGTGCAATTGCCATATTGGTAGTTCTGCGGCTTGCGCGTCATACCAAGCTTGGTCACGTCCTGATGCCGACCATGGAAAGAAGATTCCACGGAAACGGTTAGTGCCAGTCTGTGACCCATGCCACAAGTTGAAGAATATATTGCCTTCACCTTTGGCAGTAGACAAACAGATTACACGACCACCTACGTCTGCAATTGGCTCTATTGATGCCCAGGCTTCCTCAGGGTTAGGCAAGAACGCCATCTCATCGATTATAGCCAAGTATACGGATTCACCTCTAGCAGGCTCGTTAGCAGATGGCATTGATTCAATTACGGAATCATTACTAAATGACATCTTAAGAACGTTATTCTGTAACATCTCTGGACCAGACAGTCTCATCCAGTCAGGTATAAATTTATAAATATACTTTGCTTTTTGTAAAAGCTTTGTAGCTTCACGTTCAGTCTTTGAAAGCATAACTACGAATCTGTCTGGCCAAAAGAAAGTAATCCAGAAGGCATACGCTGCAGCCAGTGTGGAGAATCCAATCTGACGTGCTTTAAGCACTATAGTATATCTTTCACCTAACCATGTTTTAACAGTTTCTTTTTGCGCGTCCCTTAAAGTAAAGGCAATGCGTCCTTGGTTAGGATGTTTAATAAATGCATAGTTTTCACAGAAGAAAGCAAATGCTTCTGCTAGTTCTGCTGGTGTTGCGTTCTCTGGACCACGGCACTTGCGAAAGTTATATTCATTTAAGAGTTCATCTAAGTTCACGCCAAAACTCCAATCCTGAATAACGTCTTAGTGTTTCTGGCAAGAACACGTCTTCTGGTCTACGAGATTTCTTTTCTAATTTTGGTCTTATTTTGTGTAGATTCTTAATGCCTGTAAGACTGTTTTCAGAGATGCCTGAGCTGTCTTCAATATTTTCAAATTCATGATTGTATTTCTTAATTTCCAAGAAGTCATATATTTTATTAATCTCTTTCTCTGGGTTGTTTATAAAGTTATCATATTCAACAAAATGAAACAAGTGCCTATATTCTGGATTCATTGCATGCTTCATGTTATTTAAACATCCCATTATATCATTACCAAACTTCATTAACCAATCTGCTCTTCTATCAGCCATTGGTTTATCTGGAAATGTTTCT